GCCTCTCGTCAGCGGCACCGTGCCCGCCAGCGCGGCCAGCACATCGTTCATCTTCGCGTCCCCGTCCAGCTTCAGCAGCGCCTTGACCGCATCGGATACGGCTTCCTGCATCTGCTGCGGCCTAATGATAGGCGTCTTTCCCATCAGCTCCTTACCCCCTTCAAAATCAGCTGGATATCAATCTCCGGCCGCTCATAGGCAATCAGCTTCACGCCGCCGTCCACGCTCTCCGCATTGGGGGCTAGGCAGCTCAGCGCCTGTTCATAGGCTTCCCGCGCCGCCGCATCCGCGAGGTTGACGGCCGTCAGGACCAGGTTCTCCATCTCCACCGTCACCCCCTCTGCAGCCACCGTCTGCTCCCACGGCCCTGTGCCTGTCCATCCGGACGCCGGAACCGCCAGCAATACCGGCGCAAATTCAGCCGCTTTCTCCTCCACATAGGCAAACACATCCTGCGCTTTCCCTTGGGGATCGTATACCTCCGCCAGCATATCCCCATTTCCGGCCCCTGGGTCGCCCTTATCGCCCTTAGGCCCCTGTGCACCCTGGGGGCCAGCCTCGCCCGTGTCGCCCTTGTCTCCCTTCGGGCCCGCCTCACCCTGTGCTCCGGTTGGTCCGGGCGGGCCCTGAGGGCCGGCCTCGCCCTGCTCACCCTGCGCGCCGGTGTCCCCCTTGGCCGCGATCAGCAGCCAGTGCGCCCCGTTGGGCGGGGCCATGCCGGCGCACGCCGCCGTGCACACGTAGGACGCGCCGTCATAGGATACCTTGTTTCCCGGCCGGTAGCTCTTGGCGTTGTCGTAGCTCCCCCACACCGCCCGGTCTGCCTCCGCCTGGGTCCGCCCCTCCTCCGCCTCCTGCCGCTCCTCCTCGGCCCCCGCCCGGCCCTGCTCGGCCTGGGCGCGCTGGGCCTCCGTGGCGTCTGCGGCCAGCACGGCGGGAATCAGCGTGCCGTTCAGGTAGTCCTTAATGATGTTCCCCGCCTTGTCAAACTCGGCCTTCAGCTGCTGCGCCGTCAGCCCGCCCACGTCGTTGGGCTCGTCGTCCAGCTTCTGGATGATGTTCAAATCCCCGTCCAGCAGCTCGATCTCCAGGCTCTCATTGCCCGAGATAATATTCAAATCCGCGTTCAACTGCTCGCTCATGGTATTACCCTCCAAACTCCAAATAACTCCCCACGAAAGGCTCCCGCCTTTCGCGGGGGCCCTTTTTAATTTCACATGCTCGGTCGGAATAAATCCTCCCTGCGCAATTCTCCGCTGCGCTCCGAATTTACGGCGGCACTCGCCGCCGCCCCGCCTGCGGCGGGGCCCCTTCACCCTCCAAACTCCAAATAGCTTCCCATAACATCCCCGCCGGTCATAAACACATCGTATTCCACCCCCGCATCGTCGTCCCGATTGTCCTCCGGCTCCGGCTCCTGCGCGCCCATGGCATGGAACACGCACAGATACCGCAGCGCGTCGGGGGAATGGCTGTACTCGTGGGGCTCCTTGGCCACGTCGGAGGGGTTCTTTTCGTCGTGCTGCACCGCGTTCAGGTCGCGAATCAGCCGCTCGCACCCCTCGAACACCAGCAGCCCCGGCCGCCCGTCCTCCCGCAGCTTCAAGAACTCCTTCACCGCCATCCACCCGTGCACCCGCCGGTTGGACGCCTTGGCCAGGCTCACCCTGCAGCGGGTGAAAATCTCCGCCATGGTCCGCCCTGTGTCCTTCTGGGTGCTCCACAGATCGGGCGGGGCGATGGTGTAGCGAATCTGCTCCCCGCTGGGCGTCAATTCCTTCATCCGCGCGGCGGCGGCGGAGACGTTCAGCCCCGGCTCGCAGTGCTCCCGATAGACCCAAATCCGCCCGCTTTCGTCAATGGCCGCCCAGTAGCAGGCCAGCATGTCCAGGCCGTAGTCAATCGCCCGATACCGCGGCCAGCTCTCGGGCAGCGCCTGGGGCGGTATCACATGGGTCTCCCGCCGGAACTCGGTGAAGTACTGCCCGGCGAACACATCCCAACGCCCGTCCCGCCACGCCTCCCGCAGCCCATCCGGCAGGTTGTCCAGCATCCGCAGATACCCTGGGTCGCGCTCCACCAGGGCGGGGTTATCAGTGGCTCTGGCCTGGATAAACACATAGTCGTTGGGGTCCTCTCCCGACCGGAAGGCCCGGTCCACGAACAGCCGCTTGACCCACATGTGCCCCACCCCGCCCGGGTTGCAGGTCAGATACATCCGCTTGGGGAAGTCGTTGGCGCCGCGCAGGCAGGCCGTCAGGGTAGAATACTGGTACTCGGTGAAATGGGTGGCCTCGTCCAGGAAGATCACATCGTACTCCTGCCCCTGGTACTGGTCCACATCCCCCTCGTTGGCGCAGTACCCGAACACAATGCGGCTCCCCACAAAGCCTCCGGCTTTGCGGGGTCCCCCAGATTTTTTAACATCCTCGGGGCAAATGAATTGCCCCTGCGGAAATTCTCCGCTTTGCTTCGAATTTACGGCGGCACTCGCCGCCGGCGCAAAAGGTGAAACCTTTAGTGGGGGGAAGCTGAAGGCCTTGTCGCTCTCCCGATAGACCGCCGCGCCCTTCAGCAGGGCCTTCATGGGCAGGATGTGATTTTCCCGCAGCTCGGGAAAGGTCCGCCGCAGAATGAGGATACGGATTCCGGCGTACCGGAAGGCCAGCAGGGCGGCCTTGACCCGCACGGCCCAGCTCTTGCCGCCGCCCCGTGCGCCGCCGTAGGCCACAAACCGCGCCCGCGCCCGGAAAAACGCCTCCTGCTTCTCATTCGGCGGGTCAATTTGCAACGTCATTCTGCGGTTAAGAGTGGAGAGTGAAGAGTGGAGATAATCGGATCCTTTCAGACTGAAAGACCCGTTTATGAAACCAGCCTCTTAAAGCCCCAGTTGAACACAACCGCGCCAAGCTTTCCACATCGCTCATCATCTTCACTCTCCACTCTCCACTCTTCACTCTCCACTCCTACCTCCTACCTCCTGCAAATGTTTCCATCCCCTGCTCCATCGCCTTCCGCTCCAGGGTCTGCATTCCCTGGAACAGTTCCCGCGGCACCTCTGCCCCGTTCCAGCCTTGGGCGATACCGCTCTCCACCCCCGGCTGCATCATGGAAGCGCCGCCCGGTCCTGCGCCACCCGTGGTGCCCAGCGCCGCCGCCTGGCGCCCCTTCAGGGTCTCAATCAGCTCCTGCTGGTTGGAGATATACCCGTTGGGCACTCGTTCCAGGTAGTCCACAATGTCAATCTTCCCCTGCATCAGCAGGTTGTCCAGGGTGTTCATCTGGGCGATCTCGCTCCAGTAGGCGCTCCCGCCCACGTCCAGCTTCAGGCTCAGGGGCAGCTCGCTGAGCACCCCGAAGTCAAAGGGCTTAGGCTGCGCCTTGGCCTGCACGCCCAGCAGCTGCGCCGCGCGCTTCTCCTCCTCGCTGGGGGGCAGCTCCACCCAGCGCACCCCGTAGTGCGCCCGCATCAAATCCAGCCAGATGTTCCCCATGTCCTCCATGGCCTGGTACAAATCCTGCTTCACAATCTCCAGCGGCACGCTGGAGGACTTTTGCAGGGCAATGATGGCGCTGGTGTTGTCCGGCTTCACGTTGCCCATGGCCGCGTCGGTGGCCCCCATAAACTCCTTGGTCATGGATACCGCCAGCTCGATAAACTGACTCACCTGGGGGGAGATAGCCGCCGGGTCGATGGTCCGGGCCGCGTCGGCCAGGCTCCCGCCTCCCGCGTCCACCCCGATGGCCTTCCCCACGCCGGAGTCCCACCGGGCAATCCGTGTCCGGTCGTAGATTACCTTGGGGTAGGCCGTGGTCATCAGGGAAATCATGGTCATGGCAAACATCTTGTTCACGAAAATCTGGTTGGGAATCAGCCCTGTCACCGCCGCCTGTCCGTGGTAGCAGGAGGGCACATAGTCCCAGTTCATCCACACCACCGGATAGCGCTTCAGCCCCGTGTCCCACTCCCGGCGGATGATGGCGTCCTTCGTGCTCTCCACCGCCCGCACCGCGCCCCCGTCCGGGTCCTTCCACAGCTTCAGCAGGGTGGTCACCTTCCCGTCGGCCAGGGCCTCAAAGCGGTCGTTGGTCTCGTCGGTGTCGGGGCGCACCTGGTCGGCTTCGCCCCCGCCCGCCCTGCACCGCCGCTTCACGTCCTCCAGCCGCTCCCGGCGGGAGATGATCAGCCAGGGCTGCTCCTGCACCCGCCGGCTGTTGGGGTTGCCGAAGATGACCCGGGTGTTTTCCACCAGCTCGGTCCTGATGGTCCCCCGGGCGGTCTGGCCGGTCTCGGCCTGGGGGTCGAACCAGCAGTAGAGGCAGGCGTCCCCGTCCACGGCGGCGTTTCGCATAAAGTCCCGCACCAGCTTGCTCACCTTGTTCTGCTCGAACAGCGCCTCAAACTGGGCGTTCACCACCTGGCATATCTGTTCCGCGTCCTCGCGGCCTCCATATCCTTCGCTTCCGCCTAGCGGCGAAAGCTCACTCACTCCGGCGCTCGTCCTTTCCCCACCGGACCCGCTGCGCTGGGCTCCGGCGGGGGCCCCAAGTGTGCGGCCTCCATATTGTGCGGGCATAGCGGGGAGCAGAGGCGAGGCGCTCATTTTGGCGTTGTCCGTGGCCGTAGAGGCCACCAGGAAGAGCACAATGCGCTTGATGAAGTTGAACACCGGCGTGGGCAGCCCGTTGGACTGCACTCCCTCCCACTGCTTGCCGATGTAAAAATTCTCATTGCACCGCACCGTCTCGTACAAATTCAGCTGGTTCTTGAACTCCACGCCCTTCTCATATTCGCCCCACACCTTGTCCGGCGTGTTCTTTCCCTCTCCACGAAGGGCCCTGCCTATCTCCACTCTCCACTCTTCACTCTCCACTCTTTTTCCCCTTCCCGTCAAACGCCAAAATATTGTCCAGTCCCTGCTGCAAGCGTGCGTCCGCTCCCAGACTCTCCCCGCTCTCCAGGGCCTCCACCTGCTGCTTCACCGCCGCCACCCCTCTCCAGGCCCTCCACCTGCCGCTTCCCCGCCGCCGCCTCGGCCAAAAGCCGCGCCTGCCCTTCTTCCAGCCGCGCCAGCGTCTGTAACATTTCTCGAAACACCAATTCGATACCCCCCTCTTTTTTGAGTGAAGAGTAAAGAGTGGAGAGTGAAGATGATGAACGATGTGGAAAGCTTGGCGCGGGTCCTTTCAACCGGGGGCTTTAAAAGGGTGGTTTCATAAACGGGCCTTTCAGCATGAAATGACCCGATTATCTCCACTCTCCACTCTTCACTCTCCACTCTTCCCTCTTCCCTACTCCGCCAGCTCCTCCAGCCCGTTCCCCATCTCAATCCGAATCCCCGTCTCGCCGGAGTGCTCCACCCTGTCGGTGAACATCCCCAGGTGCCGCCCCAGCAGCTCCAGGGCCTTGAGCTTTCCGGCGTACTTCAGCGCGCTGTCCCTCTCGTCCGACGCCTGCGCGAACGCCACGGCCTTCAGCTCGTCCACCACCTGGTCCTGGGTGACCTCGGTGCGCCTTTGCCGCTCCTCCACAGCTTGCTGCATCACGCCCTGAATTTCAACTTTCTTCAACAGACGCTGCCCCATGCTGTATGCCGTTTTTTCGTTATACCCCGCCCGCTTTGCGGCAGCGGTAGCGTTCAGGTCCACCAGATATTCCTGCACAAACCGCTCCTGCCTCGCCGTCAGCGCCACACGCTCACCGCCCTTTCACAAAAAAATTACCGCAAAAGATAGGTCCTCTCACAGTAATTGTCTCACAGATTTTGCCCTTGCGTTCTCCAATTGGCAACCGCCTAAAAATTTTTTTCGCGCCCGCACAGCTCATCCAGGGTTATTCCAAAGAAATCCGCAAGGGCCTCCGCCGTGCGGATATCCGGCACCCGCTCCCCGCGCTCATACCGGCTGATTGCGCACTTGCTCAGCCCGCAGCACTCCCCCAGCGCCTTCCGGCTCATCCGCCGGCGCTCCCGCAGTTGTCTCAACCGCTCCGGAAACCCGCTGTCCATCCGCTTACTCCGGATTCCCAAGCGCTTGGGATTCTGCCTCCGCCGGCCCGGTCTCTTTCAGCTCCTCCGCGCAGATGTAGATCCCCGGCACCTCGGCCCAAAACTTCTCGCAGATTTCGCTTGCCACCTGCGCGTCGTCCCTCCAGAACCCCGCGGCGGTCATGCAGTCCTTGAGCAGCTTTTGCAGGTTGTCGGTGTCAGGCCTGGTAATCTTGTACGCACCGTGCGCGTGCTCCCCCCTGGGAAAACACCACTTCACCAGCAGCCGCACGCCCCCCTCCATGGGCTGATCGGGCCTGTGCCCTGCCAGATAGGCGGTGAGCTTTGCCCTGGCTCTTTTCACCTCCGGCGGGTCGTAGAACTTGGGTTTGCCGCCGGACATGACCACTCGCTTCTCCTGGTGGGTCGCGGTGGGCGGAACCATCGGCATAAAAAACTCAACTCTCATATACTTCACCTCGCTAAAGTGCGCCGTTGTTGAAACTTTTTTGTCAACGGTCAGGGGAAGGAGTCGTCGTGCGTAAGCTATCGCACGACTACTTCCCCCGTTGACCGCAGGGAAATTTATTTTATTACCCCCCGTAGGGGGGTACTTTTTTCTTCCCTCGGGAAAAAAACGGGTTTTTGCGTTTTTTTCCCTCCCAGGGAAAACAGGGAAAATTACGTTTTTTTCCCGCTCAGGGAAAGGGAAATTTTTCGTTTTTTTCCCTCTACTTTCTGCCGACCTCGCTGCCGTCCACCCAGAACCCGCCATGCTCCTTCAGCCGGTTCCGGACTGTTTTCTCCGTCACGCCCATGTAGCCGGCAAGGGCGCCGACCGTCACCTTGCCCTCTATGCCGCAGGCCTCAAAGGCCAGCGCAAGGGAATCCTTTCGCTCCCTTGCCTTGACCTCCTTCGGCTTGCGCTTCTGCATGGCCCGCTGCCAGCCGGGCGTCTCCCCCTCCGGATCAATATCGGCCAGCACGCCGGTCCACTCCTCCCGATGCACGGGGTAGTCGAACCACAGGTTCACCGGCGGGAACTTTGGAAACTCCCGCAGCGTGCCGTCCACGCGCCATGCGGTGCGGGCCTCGGCGGCCTTTCTGGCGGCCTGCGCGGCGCGGAGCAGGTCCTGGTATTCCCGCGCCCTCAGAACGCCCTCACAGGCGGCCAGGGCGGCCTTCTCGCTGTACAGATCAGCCTGGCTGACCTCCTCCAGCTTCCCCGCTGCACGCAGGGCGGCGGCGCAGACCTGGGCCACCGCGTTGCCCACCTCCTGTTTGCGCAGGTCCTCCGATACGGGCAGCTCGATCAGGTCCAGCAGGGCGTCGGGGTCCCGGGCAAACACGCCGGAGCCGCTGGCCCGGTCCATGCTGCGCTTGCTCCCCTGGCTGCCCTTGCTGTGGTGGTGGCAGTAGATGACTGCACAGCCCAGCTCGGTGCACACCTTGTCAAACTGGTTGCAGAAATCGGCCATCTGATTGGCGCTGTTCTCGTCGCCGGTGATAATCTTGTAAATGGGGTCGATGACAATGGCGATATAGTCCTTTTTCCTGGCCCTGCGGATCAGCTTGGGGGCCAGCTTGTCCATGGGGATAGAGCGCCCACGCAGATTCCACACGTCGATGAACCGCAGGTGCTCCGGCGGCAGCTCCAGGGCCTGGTATACGTCCTTGAAGCGGTGCAGGCAGGAGGCCCGGTCCAGCTCCAGGTTGACGTACAGCACCTTCCCCTGGGCGCAGGAGAAGCCCAGCCATGGCCGCCCCTCGGCAATGGCGCAGCACAGCTCAATCAGGGCATAGCTCTTGCCCGCCTTGCTGGGGCCTGCCAGCAGCAGCTTGTGCCCCTGGCGCAGAACCCCCTCGATCAGCGGCGGGGCCAGCTGGGGCAGCTTGTCCCAGACGTCGGCCATGCTCTCTGGGTCGGGCAGGTCGTCGCTGACGCTCTCCATCCACTCCCGCCACTCCTTCCAGGAGGCTTTCCCGATGTTGGTGTCCACCAGGAACTGCTTGCGTCCGTTTCGGGTCACCCCGGGCATCCGGCTCAGTCGGGAGGGGTTGCGGTTCTGGCGGTCGATGTCCAGCCCGTTTTTTTGGCACACGCTGTACAGATAATCCACGCGCTGGCGGTATTCCTCATAGGAGGCGGCGTCAATGCGGACAATGGCGTGCAGGCTCTTGCCGCCCGAGTGGACCAGGCAGGCCACGGGCAGCTCCAGCTCCCGGATGATGGCGTTCTGTTTTTCAATGGGCAGCGTGTCGGACTCC